CGGAAAACATAAGCAGGCAGACTGTGCCAGAAGGTAAACCCTTCGAAACCAGCAATGGAATTAATGTTAATGTTGATAAGATTGATAAGGCAGGCGATAATCTGCACATGCCCCATGGTGGCGTCGATCTCAATGAAGAATTCCCCCCCCTCGAACAAGAATTTGGTCCTATGACTGCTGAAGAGGCAGCCAAAAAGGCTGAAGAGCTCTTGAAGCAGACCAAGTGGTTTAATCTGCAGGGCAAAAAGACCACCATAAAGAGAAAGAAGAAGTTAAAGGCAGGCCCTCAACTGCCACATTATCAGAAGGCTCCTTTCTTTAAGAACGAAACTACAGTATCGTTAGCAGGTCATTTACTGACCCATCAAGTTTTGCCCAACTTGAATACTAATGTTACTGGTAAGCCGATTAGGACGTTCAATGACGGGAAGTGGATGTATATTAAATACACTCCGCCCAAGAAGTTTTATACACTTGACAAGTATAAGAGAATAGATTACCATCCCACTTTTTGTTGGAAATACTTGTACAATGTTTATCCAGACGTTCTTCCATCGAGTTTGGGTATTATACCAAGTCATCTACAAGCATCGAGTCTAGTGGCAGAATGGTTGCCTCTGATGACCCTCCAACAAATACAGGTCTTGAGAAAATCACCATTCCCGACGATACTCGTCATTGAACCAACAGAAGACAAAGAGGTGGGGCATTTAGTGCTTTATACAATTAGGTCCGAAATTGAAAAATGTTGGTCTGACCTTAGGTATCACGCATATGAGCCTGTTCATGGACATTTTCCCAAATACTTGGCCGGCCATATATCCGCGGATGAGCAGCAAGCATTATTGTCCAGTAAGTCTGAAGCCTTCAAGACAGGATACAATCAATGCATATCTGGTGTCGCTACAGATTACCCCCTTCATATATGGATCAAGATGAACGGCAACCATTACCATAATGACAGCTTTCAACCGATGCAATGGAATTATGAATACAAAGGCTGGGAAGGACCGGAAGGATACTGCGCTGTATTCGTTTTAGCCAGACACTATCTATACGATGAGATATCACAAGGCGTGCTTCTCTCCGGAAAGATTGATCCTGCTCAGTTGAAGACATACCTTGAATTGAAGTACAATGTTACTGCATGGACAGCAAAGACTCTAATGAAACATATGGCTGTTACTTTCACCGAAGACTCTAATTTTTCAGTTAATTGTGAATCTCATGCTTATGTCTATGGACAACATGCTATTTATAGGCCAGGTGTACCCTCAAATCCAATGTACTTAGCACTGATCCCAAACGGTACTGATATTAACACCCCATTAGGTAGCAAAGTCAGTTCTATAGTCGTTAAAGAAACTGTCGACTTGGGCTGGGATATGCAACCAACAGGTTTCTCGAAGTTTTCATACGAGATAGCTACTATAAAGCCATTCAAATCTTTAGATTTGACAATGATAGCACCTCCTGTAGAATCAACCCATTGTGTGCCCAATGCCTTATATCTTATGTACTTGCTTAGAGATGAGATAGAACCAGAAGAAGATGTGGCTGAGCTCGCGCACACCCACTATAAGATCAGTACTGACACAGAGGTCACATGCAGATATCGAATAGGAGAGCATATAAGAAAGACTAATGTAGCCCTTTATAATGTCTTGAGCCAAACAATTTATACACCACCAAAGATAGGAGTCATGAAGCAACTTCTAGGTGACGACTATATACCAGCAGTAGACGTACCCAAAACAAGAATAGACAGAGCCGTTTTGACCGCTATCACACTAACAGTTTTTGATAAGACTTTCACGCATTGTGTAGTGTTATTACCGAAGGGTATTATAACCAACACAAAGCAGTTGAGGACACTTTTTTCACCTGTTAACGACGAAGTCATGGACTACTCCCAGCAGTGCGGTTATCATGCATTAGTCAAGGCATATCCTAGGGTGCCAAAAGACGACATAATGGACGCTATAATTATCGCTCGTAAATCATTGCGATGTCAACATCCTGATTCCTGCAACGACGAATTGTTAAGCGCCGCCACTCAATTGAAGTTGTCTATCAACTTTCACACTTTAACTAAGGACAAATACATACCTTCAGGATCAGTGGGCGACACATCTAGAGCAGTAGATATAGTTCATACCGGAGACCAACACTCAGGGCATTGGCAAACAGTAGAGCAACTCAATGGCCATGCCAAGAATGTCTGGAGAGAATATGTCAAGGGAAGACTTCGTTCTAGTTCGGCAGATAGAAAGCAGCTTGAGATCGAGGCTCATAAAATAAACGATAATCCCGATCCTACAAAGAAGACAGCATCAACCATAAAAGAGGCGTTAAAAGATGCAAAAGTTTCCACACCATTAGCTTATCTCAAAGCCATAGATGATCACCAGCCTATACCTGATAATGCTATAAAAGATATTGCGATGTTGTTTGCTGAAGTTGATCAAGAATGTTACACTTTGCCTATTGCTCATCTAGACACGTTCACTGAAGGCGGTGAAGACTGGCATTTGGATGGATACATTTATGTCTCTAATAATGGAAGAGCTTTTACCAAAGTTAATGCCAGTATATACACACCTCATAATAATACTATAATTACTGATAATTATAAAATTGTTATGAAGCCAATATTATATGAACGGCATGCCCATTACATTCTTATCACTTATAAGGTAGTCTCCAAGACTCTGAAACCTACGGGGCCAACTTATGATACAGATTTTATATCATACGTCTATACCTATGTTGCGGGCGAATTCGCTAATAAGGGAAAGATCCAAAGTGGAATAGTTTTATCAGCTACCAATTTCGCCATGTCTCGTGCAGGCATCAAAACACCAACAGTACAGGAAAGGCAACGGCTAGAAGCTCTAACTAGGATCACCATTATAGACGTCACGAAAGCAGTTAATTCGAATACTATCATCAATGAGCGAATGGATTCAGAGAAGTACTCAACTAAAAAGACAACTCTCGATTACTACTTACGGGCAGTTCATCCTATAGACAAAGAGCGTAAACATGGATCTTATTTGAAGTTAGCATCAAGGCTTTTTGTCACAGGTACTGCAGCTTTAGCTACATTATTACAAAGTTCAAACACAAGACTCGATACAATAGCTTGCTTCGCCCAGATAGTTCCTCAATTCACCAACTTCATGTACAAGAAGACCGCCATGACAGGCATAAAATCTGATAAAATCAATACGGTTTCCTTGATGAGCTTTTATCAATATGCCTGGTTTGCAGCAATGTCAGCTCTATCTCCTAAATCGATCGTAGTTGGTCTCACGACATTAGCTCAAAATACACTTTTTGGATTAGAGACAAGACGCAGGCACAACCCCGTTGTTATGGGATTTGGTAAGTCAGCGTTTTGCAAGATGAGATACCTATTTTATTCCCTTAGGCATTTATTGCAGTCTTCATTATCCAGAAAACCGAAGATGTTCAGAATTTTAGTGCTTGTTTTGAGGTGGTTGCAGTGGAATATAGCTAGGTATGTGCCAACATTTAATGAAGTCAAGAAGCCAGTCGTTACTAATACTGTCATTAAGCAAGCAGCACATTTTGTAGCCCTACTGATACGCCCTTCAAACTGTAGCGAACATATTCGTAGGCCAAGACCGGGCGTGATTATGAGAGCTACTACTGCCGTGTCGACGTGGATAAAGACTGCCGGTTCAAGCATTGCTTCAGTCTTCAAATCGACGCCAAAACCCTCAAGAAATTTTGTCACTGTCATCAAGTCTACCCGGAATTCACCAACTATGTCAGTTATAACCGAAGCACTGCCTGCTAGAATTTTTAGAAGTATCAAGACTGTAAAGCCAACACGACTTCACGTGTCATACGCTGATAAGCTCCTTACTTTTCTCCGAAATATCAGATTTGTCGGCGGATATAAAGTTTTCATACCCAAGACCGCTGAATACGATGAGGTCAGTGACCCTGTTCCATGTTTGCGCTTGAAAGCAGAGGTACCACTTACAGACCCTACATGGGCATTAAGTTCTACGCTCAGAAAAATAAAAATATACGATGAAGCAGGGAATACTACCACATATGACAAAGTCTGTGATTTTGGTCGCAACCACCCTTACATTCGCACCGGTATAGATTTTTCCAAAGAGCAAGATAATAGACCAAGAGTAGCAGCAACCTCCACTTACAATGCATTAGGGGCACTGCTAACTAGGCATGGTACAGCTTTATTACAACCAGACATAGATGTGGTTAAAGAATTCTCACTATACGTGGATAAAGAGATAGAACGATTAGATCAAAAAGCGCAAGCTTTGATCCCCAAGATTAAGTTTAGCCAAGCTGAATACCTACAATCAGTAGAATCACCAAAGCGGCCAATTTATATCAATGGTGCAAATATTTTTAATACTACGGGCAGACTTACTGAAGGTTTGGAAGCCATGATGAAACCAGACGAGCGCTCCGTACTTAAAGGAAAGATCAAAGGTCGAAATCTGTTTAATCCACATCCCACAATGAAAGCCATAGGAGGTCATGCTAACCAGTTGATGATGCGTCTTATGAAGGCTTTGTACCCTCAATTTATTCAAGCCTATACACCAGACGAGATAGCAGATAAAATCAAAGTGGAGTACGAGCAGTACATAGACCCAGTTTTCATATCCACTGATTTTTCATCATATGACGCCCATGCACATGCTTCCTTAATAGAGGCTGTAGATAACAAATACATGCGTCGATATCTGCCGTCTTTGTTGTTAGTCAATGGTTATAGAGAATGTGACGTTGATTATATAGTAGAAAGGTTATGTTTGCTCGATATCCCCTTCAAGATGTACTACCCAGGCCAAAGATATGTCACGCGCATCATGATAGAAGGTGTCATACATGGTACTACCTTTTCAGGCCATCCCGTCAGGACCTCATTATGGAATACTTCCAGAAGTATGCATATGACAGGATTCGTCATGAGCAAGGCCGCTGTGAAGTCCTCTTACTACAATGCAGGAGATGATATGGTTATGATTACAGAACGTTCGAACGCTAGTATTATCCAAGCTACCATGTATTATTATTACCATTCAGAAGACATAGCAATACCGCACGGCCTAGGACAAGTTCTTAAAGAGATCACTGTTGCAGATGACGGTAAATTTTTATCCAAAATACTGGCATATAGAAAAGGTGTGATGATTTACGTTAGGCCTTTGAATCGTTATTATTTCCAGTCTAATGTCATGTTAGACAATAACAAGCTTATGACACCAGTGGAACATACGACAGCTGTCACTATAGGCTTAGAAACTGCAACACATAACCTATCTGCTTATAAAAGTT